TTTTACTCGTTGTTGTGAAAACGCTATTTTGGTTTATTTGCGGCGCTATTGCAACCATATAGCCAAAAATAAAGCCCGTTACGCGGGCCAGTCGGCAGGGTCGAAGGTGAATTAAGACAGGCCTATTTTGCAGCGTTGCCGGGGTATTCCGGTCGCCGCTAGATCGCGAGCCTAAAACCAGGACAGGCTATTGACCTGCCTCCACCTGCTGCGGCACTTGTGCTCCAGTAGCCGCCGAACGAGCCGCACTCGTGGGTGCGGATGGATTTACAACAAGCTCAGGCTCTTGCTCTACATGAGGCGCGTCAGGCTTCGGTTGCTTACCGACAACAAAAACCGAAACGCTCGCCGGTATCGCCTCAATTGCGCACTCGCTGAAATGACCTTCCTGGAAAACTGCGCAGGATTTACCAAACTCTTTTGATAGTGCTCGGCTGATAATGTCAACTGCTTTAACGCGCTCGCCGTTATCGATATTGTCGAGCAGAATATTGTGGATTTTACGCATGATTTTTTCCTGTTGGATTGGTAGTTGGATTGGCCCGAGCGGGAGGCCACCCCTGAGAACGCGCTGGCGAGCGCTGCTCTGGATTTATTTAACCATCGTCTTACCGATGCACACCCTTATCGGCCAGAAACTAGAGGTTATGCCGACTTGGTGATTTGCATGGTTTTATTAGCCTGATACTCATGCATAACGCAGGGATCTTGCCAGTATTAACCCCGCTGGCTCGCTATGAAGTATTTACTGCGCACCATCATAATCATAAACAACACAATCGCGGCCAGTATTGCGAAAACCTTGCTGACTTTTAAGCGCCGCAGCATTACGACCATCAAACTTAACCGCGCGCTGGCCAATGTGCGACTCGGAAATTGTAGGATTGTGCACTTCCGCAAAAAGCTTTTGTTTCCACTGGTCTGTGCCGGTGAGTTCGATAAATTCTACTTCTGGCAGCGGTAATGGTTCTGTGTGCATCATGGGTTCCTTTTAATAAAAATTGGCGCCGGGGGTGGGACTTGAACCTAAAGCCGCTAAGCTACACAACCGCCAGATTAACAAGTCTGGTGCTCTACCAATTGAGCTACCCCGGTCAAATACAAAGTTAAATCACATGCCGGTTACCGTGTAGGCCGGTTCGGTCGGATACTCCCATGTGATTTACTTTGCCCTCTCGATACTGCCACCCGAGAGGGTAGGTGATTGATAACCTCAGGACCCACAGCGCCTTTTCCTCGCCGTCAGGCTTGGGGCTCACAGGGTCGTATCCTCGACGATCAACCGTGGAAGCTCTCAACGTGCGCCCAATTTTGGTGTTCCCTCAAAGAGGCTTTCACCGCAGCCGAGCAGGCTAGTAGAGGTCAAGAGTGTCCAGGGTTGCCCTCTCGTGAGAAAGGGCTTGCTGGTTACGTCTCCAGCGCGGATTTCCACCGCCCGTGTGAATTCCAGATTCAGTACAGAGTAACCGTCACTGGTTGTTGTGGCCGGGTGCGAAACCGGCATTGATTGTTTATAAGATTGCAAGCCTTAACTCAACCAAGGAAGCGCCCTGCCTCCTGTTCTGCTTTTATGATGCTTGCGGCACCACGTTAGCATCGTATCGCCTACGCATTCACAACAAAACCAATCCTACACAAGCCGCAATTCTATTGCAACAACTATTTAACAAACTCTGTCGATAAAACCAAAAGCCCATACTGCCTTTCAGCCCTGAATTTCGCCTGCGCATGATTATCCGCCATTACACTGACGGTTTTTTGCTTTGCGAAACGTACGTGTAGCTCTACTTTGTATTGGTACATGGTGATTGCCTGCTATTATTGCGTGGATTAAAAAGGAATTAGCTTTGTATCATACGGAAGGAATAGCGGATGCGCAGGGTCGCCAGATTCTGTTTTGCCAAAGCACATAACAGGCTTCCCTGTGGCACGCATCATATCTAGCATTTCGCCAAATGCATGCCGCAAATTTTTCGGAACTTTGGTTGTGCTTCCCCAGCATGGAACCAAAATATCAGCTCTATCAAAGCAATCCTGTAAATATTTTAATCTATCGGGTCCAAACGGGTCTGCAACCTTTTTCAGGTCTTTTACTTCCTTTGTTCTATAGCAAAATGGATTTATTGCAATATATCCGCGCCCGCCAAATAATTTTGTAAATCCATTCCACCTTTTGCTTGTATTGTCATCTTTTAAGTGTGATGCGGTGCTTGGATTCACACCACAAAAAAGAAATAATTTTCCTTCGTTAGCAATGTCTCTTTCAAGAACATAGCGATAATTACCACATTCACTTATTGTCGCTCTCATGGTTTATCCTCAATCCCTCAGCATCGGGTTAATATAAATTTGCTCGTTCATTTTGTCGTAAACAATGTAATTCAGTTTTTCCAGATCCGGCAGAAGGTTTTTAATCATTGATACCACTTTAGCCTTACCCTTAAACGGCGCGTTACCCTTAACGCTGTCGCAAAAATTCGCCGACTTCACCGGCTTGTTGTAATACTTTTTATCCTGCGCCATCACCTTAAACTTTTTAATCAGAGCATTGATTTCGGTTTTCTTGCCAGAAACTCCCTGCTCATCGGCAGCAATCTCGAACGACTTCAGGCACTGCATAAACGTGTGCTCTGCCTGCCTGATTAAATCTACATTCATCACCCTGGATTTTGCGCCACCGGGGCACCAGTTTTCTAGGGCGTGAAGTACCGTTGCTATTTTGGCAACCTGCACGTCACCTTTGATAGCGACTGACTGCATAAAGCTGTCGTTGTAGCGGCCACCCGTTTTTACCATGTTGATCAATCGCGCCTTTACCGTATTCAGCTCATGGACACCAGCCGGACAGAATTCGATATTTATAGGATCTTGATAAAAAATATTGTGGATCGTTTCCTTGTAAGCATCGCGCTTTTTATCATCAATGGGGGTGTAAGTGTACGCGTCCATGTTGTCGAAGTTATCGGGCTCACTGATTGCCAGGAATCTTTCTGCAGCACCACGGCTTCCGCCCGCATTAGCGCGACCCGCACTCAGGATCGCATCAATAACCGTCTTTTGGGCAAGCACCGCGATTGCACCGTAGACATCGCCACGATAACCACCGCGACCGGTCCGCAATGAGTTCTGGTGACCGCCTTCCCATCCGTTAAGCATGATGCCAAGGTTGGCCTGGCCTTCACTGTAATTGGCGCCTATAAGAACTGTAACCGCTTCCGCCTCATCGCTGACGATAGTGAACATGCCATCGTTAACAGCAACGCATTTTTCCTCAAGGCCTTCGGGCGTCGCATCGGTTACGCCGTAGACGTACTCCTGGACTTCCTTTAGCTCATCCTCAATGCGCACTATATCGGCACCTATCGCGACACGTTCATTCTTGCCGGTGCCTTTGCGTTCTCGCTCTTTCATTTTTTCGGCAAGGCGTATTTTAACTTCTTCGCGCTTTGGCTTATTGATATCGTTGTATCCGCGAACTGTTTTTCTAACTGGTCCAGACAAGTAACTATCAACACCAGATTTACCGGCTCCCGATGGCTGGCTGGCTATCGTGTAAAGTCCCGGCGGCTTGGGTATTCCAAAGCGAAGGTAACGAAAGTTTCGGATCATCGCGCTACTAACCACCCCCAGGCCATGCAGGTAAACAGAGTCAATCCTAAACTGCATGGTTGCGGCCACAGACTTGGAAAATTCAGTCAGCACATTGCTGGTGCGACCCATCAAATTTAGCCCACGGTAATCGCCCACGTCTTCTTCAATCGCTGTAGGTTCCCGCCACCATGAGTGGTTATTAATCGGCAGCCCCATTTCCAGTGCAACAAGTGCAGGCACAACGCCGCGAATATGCGCGCGCTCAATTACATCGTTCACCATATCGGTGGCGACAAACTCGTCGCTATCCATAGGAATAAGCGTTTCATCGACCAAACTATCTAAATCAAAGGTATCAATATTCGGTGCTTGTTCGCCCTGCATAACGTTCGCTCATGTAGTGATTTTTTATAAGGCGTTGCAGCCATTTAATCTGTGCGGCTGACTGCTCTACGCGCTCCTTAAATTCTTCTGTTATCGGCAGTAAATTGGTGCGAAGCTTTTTATATTCGACCAATACGGCGCGATGATCCAATAGTTTTTTTTCTAGAAATTGCACGCCAAGCTCTTTTTCTATTTCTCCAGACTGAAGGCGTGCGGCACCAAGTGGATGCTTAATTCCCTCTATAAATCCGGTTGCCGACTCATCGCATAAATTAAATGGATTTATCGCAAAAGGATTGGCGCCTTTTGGTAACCTTACTCCATGCAAATAAATATACCTGTGCATATCAAAAAATACGCAGCCATCAATAATTACATTTGGATCGCATAAAATAACTATGCGCGGATAATAAAGTCCGTCGATTTTCGTTATCTGCACAGAGTAGGAAACACCGGCATGCGTGCCCATTTTTTGCTTGGTTATGGCGGTCATACGAGTTTAAATTCAATCACCCAAACCCAAGGGTTTTGTTCCCAGCTGCCGGCGCCGTTGATGGATTCCCACAGCGAAGTAAAAGCATATTTTGCGGTGTGCCAGCACTGGTCTTGATGAGTGCTTTTGTCATAGTGCCAGCCTGGGCGCTTTTGATGGCTTGAATCTGGCGCAGTACAAATTCCAATATCTTGCGGCGCGCCTTGGTGAAAGCAAGTAAGTCCGTAATCGGTGAATTTAATGCCTTCTTTCTGTGCATCTTCTTCACTAATATCATTCAGCCGCTCAACGCGCACGGCGGTGATTTCGAGGTTTATGCGGGATGCCCAGCGGGGCATGTGGATTGATGGCTTCCACTTTAGCGCATCCTCATTGTGCGGATCGTTATCCCATCCTGCAGGGTGAGACTCTTTATATTTTGGCGTTGCCCGGTAATCCACCCATATGCCAGCATGGTCGCCATAACCGCTGTCATCCACTTTGCAGAAGGTTTCGCGCGCCCAAATACGATCACCAACTTTTCCGTATGGGCACGCAAAAATTGGAGCGCCAAGAAGAAATTCAGATAGCGGGGTTGCGCTGTATTTTGGCAGCGATAACCCTTGGCACCATTTCACTGGCTGCGGGTTAATAGCTCTGCGCGTCTGCGTCTTACTGCCATCCAGAATTGCGCGAACCATCGGCGCACTAAACAGCATAGGCCGTTCTTTGATTTCAGTTTTCATAATTTCCCCTTGGTTGTAGTGGTTATTTACAGCACAAAAGATGCGGCGATAAGGCCGAATGAAACAATAAACGTTGGCAGCGAATATTCTTCAAGCTCATCAAGTTCGTGCCTTCTGAATGTAAATGCAAGGCCGTGGAAAATTCCTCCAAAAAAAGCCCAGCCAATAATAGCCATAACGTCAGTTACAATTTCCATTTTATTCGGCCTTTTTTGATAGAAATTTGTCGTAGATTTTTTCGCAAACATCGCCAGCATTATATTTCGGTCCGTCATCACTGAAAAAATCATCAAAGCACTCAATCATCGCCGCTATCGTTTTTTGCTTTTCGGTTTGGATTGGGCGGAATTTAGTAAACTGTGGATCAAATGAATCCACTATAGTGAATTTTCTATTTGTAGGAGAAACAAACTCAATTATTAATCCTTCATTGTTAATAATTTTGCCGTGAAATTTGCACCAAACAAATCCATTGTGGTGACCATTGGATGAGAATTCGCACACAGCCCCAACCGGCGGCAAAATGCCAAGCTCGTGCCAAGATGGTGGGGTTACAGTTCCTGGGCGTGTATTTACAAGGTGTTCATGGCTATCAATTTTTATTTTTCTGGCCGCGTTATCGATAATCATTCCTGCTCTTGACAATCCTTTGCGCATTGTTTTTAGCCGCTCAATTTCGCCAACAGGATCATCCATTCCGGCGCAGGCGTTGACGCAATTGGTGATTAATTCGCGTATATCGTCGCCGGTCATGCTTACATAATTGCCTTTTGCATCAATAATGCATGGATCGAAACCATCTTTCGCGCTCAACGATTTCCATGGTCTAGGACTGTTTTTCATTGCTTATTTTCCCCTTTGATATCAGTTAAGTGATCAATTTTAGCGGGCTTCTGATCCTTCATAAGCCACGCCAGTGTTCTTTTCTCGCGACCAGCCGCAGATTGCTCCATTTTCCACGGGTGGCGGGTTTTGTGTTTTTTCATGGGTGTTCGGCTTTGGCGATGGCTGCGCGAACCGCCACCAATACGCGGCGCTCTTTGTGGGTTTTGTATCCGCTTATATCCACGGTGCGCTCAACCAGTGGCTCGGCCAATTTAAGCGCCGCCAGCAGTTCGTCGCGCTGTGAAATCGCAGCCTCTCCCGCCTGTATCCGTGAAGCCGCCCAATCTGGCTCAGCTCGCACCAAGCGATAAAGGGTTATCGGATTGCCATCGGCGTCATGGTATTGCCTGGCTGTGCTGTTGGCTGGGTATCTGCTCATTTCAGCACCTCGCGCGCGGCAGCACAGTAATCTTTGTCGGCCTGATCAAGCTGTTCAATAGTTAGCTTTTTTTGGCCGTTATCTCGCGCCAAAATCATCGCATCAGCCATGCTATAAGACTGCATCGCAATGGCAATCTCAACTTCTTTATCCAGCGGCAACATGTTGGTTTTTAAGCATTCGGCAAGCAATTCAGGCATTGCGCTATCGGCAAACTTGTCGCGCAGGGTCATTCCGTATTCCTGCTGGTGCACACCCATGCCATCATTGAACACTGCAGGCATTGGAAACGCAGGGCCGCCATCATTGGGTTTATTGCTCATGACTTTATTTCTCCCCGAAGTATTTGTATGTGTTCTTCCATTGTTGGGTGGCGCTCATGCATGCGGCCTTCGCGCAGGTGACGCTTATGTAGGCAAAGCCTAAGCATTCCGGGGCCGCTTGGCTCAATTGAAAAGCGGATGCAACGGTCATGCGCCATCAATACGGCTCGCGTAAGCATGCAGAAATCGAAGGTAGCCATTGATCCGGTTTGGCGGGTATTGATGTTGATGCCGGTTCTGCCATCTTCGCGGACGATGCCGAAAACATGGTGATCGCCACCATACAATGCGCAAAGCATCCGATAGCATTCCCATTGGTCATCATTCATCCACGGGAATCGCTCGGCGCGTATTTTGTTCATCCACTCTGATTCTGTCATCGGTTTTTTCCTGTTTTGGTGTCATTGAGCCGCTACAATAGCATTGCAATAAGTTGGTTGCAATAGGATTATTCAGGCTTAACCAAAGAAAGAACGAAACCTCCATCTGGTTTTGAGTTGAGCAAAAACGACCTAAGCGGGAAATGTCTGTGCCTAATTTCGTTAACAATCTTTTTTACTGGTCGCTGCTTCATAGGGGTAAAACCATTGCCAATAATTGCCGGAATATCAACCGATTTGCCATCCCTAACAGCAACGACCATAAAGTGGTAAAGAATTGACCGCGCTGAACCCGGCTTGTATTCAGACCGAATCATTTTAATTGCCCCCGCCAAAGGGGCCGCCATTCCTGACGCCAATCCGCAGCTTGCGAGCATAGTTTGTGTAAGTGTAGAAGGTCACGCCCGGAAAACGATCTATACGGATACGGCGCAGGAACATGGCAAAAGTTGATCGAGCAAGATTTTCGCCGTTCTTATTCTTAAGATCTGGCACTTCTACCTCCTGCCCAGTCTCAAAAACATGCTGCATCAGGCTGTGGATAATTTGGGAATTTGAACCCGGTCTGTAATCTTTCATTGTGGAAAACTCAAATTGATTAGCGAATATCAATAATATCACAAAATAAGAAATATTGAGCATTTTGATATTAATTTGTTGGTCATGATATTTTCAAAATACAAAAAGTAATTAAAACCACTATCTGCGTACAATCAATCTACCCATTTGGGTAGATCAGCGGGTATGGTGTTGGGTAGAGTAAAAAAATAAGGGGGGTTCTATATAGTAAGTAAGTAAGTAGTAAAAATCCTTTATATAATAGGGGCTTACCTTATTTTTATTTTACAGCCACCATTGCGGTAGGCTCCCGGCGGGTAGAGAAGGTAGGCTCGCGCTCGTTTTTGGAATTTTCCTGTTTTTTATAATTTTGTGGCATATGGTGGTATATGGGGGGATGGTGTAGGAGCCGGGTGCGACTACCCAATCTACCCATTTTTTACCCATTTCGTTATTTATCAATGACTTAACTATACCTGCCTCTACCCGCTGACCGCACCGCGCCATACCCAAAACGGGTAGATTTACCCAAAACCTACCTTTTGCCACTGTTTCATCCGCTTGTGGTAGAATTTGCGATAGGAATTCATTAGGAGAATAAAAAGTGAGCGCACCAACTGGCAACCGCTTCTGGTTAGCAAGAACCACATACGGCAGAGACAAACTTTTTACGTCCCCCGATATATTGCGGAGAGCGTGCATTGAGTATTTCGACTACAACGAAAATAACCCGATCATGATTGCCGAAACCGTTAAGTTCATGGGTAGTGCCGATATCATCGGTGTACCAACAATGTCTCCCCTTACTGTTGGCGCCCTTTGCTTGTTTCTTGGCATCGATTACAAGACGTGGCGAAACTACGCAACCGGGGAAGGCTATGAAGATTATTTTCAGGTCTGTGATTGGGCCGAGAACGTTATTCGTCACCAAAAGTTCTCAGGAGCCTGTGCTGGCGTCTTCAATGCCTCTATTATCGCCCGTGATTTAGGCCTGGCAGACAAGCGAGAGATCACCGGAAAGGATGGTGCACCCCTTAGCACCATCACCACCACAATGACCCCACAAGAAGCCGCAGAGGCATATGCCAGCACCGTCAACGACAACTAAGGCTGATTGGCCGCCCAATTACGTTGCGGTCTGGCAGTGGCGGCAGGCGCAGGTTCTAAAGATCCGCAATAATCCGGTGATGATTACAGGATCAAAAGAGTATTACCGCACGCGGCCGGCCGAATTTATAAACCACTGGGTAGACACCTACGACCCGCGAAAAGCAGGGACCGGCGTGCCCGCCTCTGTCCCGCTTATCTGCTTTGAGCGACAAGAGGAACTGGTTGACTTCCTAATGTCCTGCCTTGACGACCAGGAATGCGGTTTAATCGAGAAATGCCGCGATATGGGCGCGTCCTGGGTGTGCTGTGCATTCAGCGTCTGGATGTGGCTGTTCATGCCTGGTGCGTCTGTTGGATGGGGTAGCCGCAAGGAGGACCTGGTTGACCGAATTGGTGACACCGATTCGATATTCGAAAAAATGCGCATGATTGTGCGTCGCCTACCAAAGTTTTTCATGCCGGCCGGTTTCAACGAAAAAGAACATGCCACATTCATGAAGTTCATCAACCCGGAAAATGGCGCAACCATTACCGGTGAGTCTGGCGATAACATTGGTCGCGGTGGCCGTAAAAAGATTTATTTCAAGGATGAGAGCGCGCATTACCCGCGCGCTGAATTGATTGAGGCATCACTAGGCGACAATACCAACGTGCAGATTGATATCTCATCGGTCAATGGCCTGGGTAACGTTTTTCATAGGCGCCGCGAGAATGGCCAGGACTGGGCGCCAGGGATCGAAATGGAACGCGGCCGAACCCGTGTGTTCGTCATGGATTGGCGTGACCATCCTGCAAAAAACCAGGATTGGTATGACATGCGGAAAAAGAAAGCCGAGGCCGACGGCTTGCTGCATAAATTCGCACAGGAAGTTGACCGCAGCTATTCGGCGTCTGTCCTGGGCGTCGTCATACCGGCCGATTGGGTAGAGGCTGCTGTTGATGCTCACATCAAGCTTGGTATACCTATCACCGGGGCTTGGGGTGCAGCTCTTGACGTTGCAGATGGCGGCAATGACCGAAACGCATTGGCAAAGCGCCGCGGTATTCTGTTATCGTCCGCCGAGCAGTGGGGCGAGCGCGACACCGGCGTCACAACCAGGCGCGCACTGCAGGAATGCGTGGGGCTTGGTGAAATCGCCCTGCAATACGACTGCATTGGTGTTGGTTCCGGCGTTAAGGCTGAGGCTAACCGGCTTGGCGATGAAGGTCTGATACCGGATGGCATGACGTTCGTGCCATGGAATGCGGCGGCATCGGTGCTTGATCCTGACGAGCGCATGATCCCGGATGATGAAGAAAGTCCATTCAACAAAGACTTTTTCAAAAACATCAAGGCGCAAGCCTGGTGGGAATTGCGCTTACGCTTCTACCGCACTTACAAGATGATCACGGAAGGCGATTATTACCCGCCGGACATGCTGATTAGCCTTGATTCCAATCTGCCGCTGCTGCAGACCATCAAGAAAGAGCTTAGCCAGGCAACCATGACCAATACCGGTGCCAGCCTAAAGCTTGTGATCGACAAGGCGCCAGAGGGCACCAAATCCCCGAACCTCGCCGACGCCATCGCCATGGCTTACTGGCCAATCCCCGCAGAAGAATCCCCCGCAGGCATAATGCTGCCTATGCATTTGTTGAAAAAGTATAGGTAAGGCTATTGCAATAGGATTGCAGTAGGTGTAGCCTTATCTACATGGTGAAGCGCGGGGCTGAACTGAATCGAATTGGTGATTAAGATGACGCTAAAGAAAATTTACGAAGACTGGAAAATTCATAAGGATTTTGATCGCGCATACAATGAAATAAAAACTAACAACTTCAAAATAGACAGTGATGGATTTGTGACTTCGCGCAATGATGGGGTTTTGCGCTTAGGCTTGACCAGAAACAGTCTGTATTTTAAGCCAGCATAATAGCGAGTATTAACATGATTGAATTAATCAAAAAATTACTTTGCCGCCATAATCGCGTATTTATAGCTGGGGTCACATTTGATGGCGCTTGTGAGTGCAAATGTGAGAAGTGCGGAAAACAAATAACCGTAGATAATCGCAAATAGCCGCCTAGCGCGGCTTTACTTTTATGACCTGCCACCACCGAAAGTCCTGGAAAACCCGCGAAGGCTGCGAGCATGTTTGTGTGCTTATGAGTGGCAGGATTAAGAACAAAAGGGCGGCACCTAAAAAGTGTGAGTGTTGTGGGCATTGGGTTGTTTTTATGGTGAGCAAATGAACCGGGGGATGCT